CTAGGAAGCCATGAAAACCCACCGCCTGCTCCACTAGCTCCGCCCATAGGCATTGTATTGTAGCCAAGCAATGCAGCTAATGAATACCACCCACCAGGGACTTTTTCATTAACAAAATCATCAACATCAGATAGAAAGCCAGCCATATTTATCCCTTATTGAATCTTAGAGTAATCAACTACCATAAATCCGTTATCTCCAACAAAAACAGCTTCTGGAATAACATCCAACACCTCTTGAGCCATTACACCAGTAAACTTGCCATATCCTGCTAATGGGTGGTTTTTGAATTCATCTTTATATTCATATTCATACACACCAAGACCGTTAGCCAATGAGCCAACTTGTTTAATATTTTCTTTAGTGCGAATGTCTGATGCAGCATATATATTAGCAGCAGTACCAGCAATAGAAAGTAAGTTACTAAGACCTTGCTGACCTTTATTTTCATATATTGGTCTTTCGCTTACAGAACCGCTAGGAGCGCTATAAACACCGCTTAGGAATGTTGATAGTCTTGATTCTGGCATCTCATACTGATAACGAGCTATAGCATCAGCTATCTTTGCCTCATCATAGCCTTCTCTTGTAGTGCCTACAGCCAATAATTTAGACAAATCATTGTAGTCAGCAGCAGACAAATTAGCAGCATTAGCAATAGCAGCCTCTTGTCTACCTCTTTCTGTATCATAGTTTGCATATGCTAACTTACCGCCAATATCAGATAGAGCAGTAGCTAAACCTTCAGCAGCTCTACCTTCTAATCCTGTTTGTGCGCCAGATCCATAGCGACCAGCAGATGATAGCTTTGAGCGAATATCCATGATATTTTGACCAAACTGGTTGCTAATATCTCTTGTAGCATTTTGGAAAGCACCAGTAAAGAATGGGTTTCCAGATAAATAATCACCAGATATAGTCTTTTGAGATTGAGCTTGAGCCTCTCTTAGCAATGGACTGCCAGCCATAGCCCTTTGTTCAATACCACTCAATGCTGATAGTGTTGCATCAGATGGGCTGACATAAGTCTGAAATGGAGCATAAGGAGTAGGGTTCTGATAGAGTCGCTTTGCTTCTCCTAGACCAAACTCGACATAAGGCTTTAGCATTGGATCAATAGAATTGGTGACAGTTTGAGTCCCAGTTTGCTCTGAGCCACCACCACCAAAAATACTACCAACAGCTTTAGTTACACCGCTAAATAATCCCATTTCTTACTCCTTTGAGCTTTCTCAAATTATATATAAATTATTACCCTACTACCACATATTTATAAGTTTTTCCACTAGTATTATTAGCAAAGTGGCTTAAAGTTGCTGATCCTTTGGTTTGTGCGCTGACATAGACATTATCCATTGAATTAGGAGCTACATACTGCATTGTTGCTATAACTGATGGTGTTGCTGGTCTTGTTGGGCTAGATTCTGCTGGTAGTTGTTCTATTGAAACTGTTGTACTTTCTGTGCGCCATACAATTTCTACATAATCATTCGCTACAAGTTCTACAAAATAATTTATAGCTCCAATAAGATGACCATAAATACTTGCGCTTTTTCTTGCTGGCACAGTAAACATACTATTTGATGCTGTAATATTAGTACCATTTTTTCTAAACCAAATATCTACAGTATGTTGTGCATTATCTGTATTTTGCAACTGTACGCTAAATTGCAGATTGTAGATGCCAGCATTTCTTACATTCATCCTAGAGCTATTAGACAAATAAACACCATTAGAAAAATCTGTAGTGTTAAATGTCATTGGATATGCAACTGTAGTGCTTGCTGCTGTTTGGTCTGTAGAGTCTTGAAAAGCTCCATAAGGCGCAGTATCAGCAATAGCAGCAGCAGACTTTGGAGCTAATAAAATAACTGAATCTGGACTTATTCTGGCATCTGTAATAGTGGTTGAAGTAGCCCATCCTGTAGCCAAAGTAACAGTCCCAGTATTATTGGTCTTGCCATCCATTACACCATTAAGGATCTCGGCTACTGCTCTAGGGTTATTACTACCTGCTGGTGGAAGTCTGCGAAACATTATCTGCCACCTGTAGGAACAATGGTGACATCAACACCTACTGCTGCTTTCCAGTTAGCGCCACTAGGGTAAACCCTTACTCTGTGATAGTTTCCACTCGATCTCAATGAAACCCTGTTCTCTGAATCAGCAGAAGTTGCAGTTCCAAAGGTAGGCACAGCAGTCAATAGATTTCTAGAGTAAACAGACACACTAGAGCTACCATTATCAATCTTAGGTTTGGCTAGTGTCACAATAGACTGACTACCGTTACCAATGTCGCTAGAGGTTATATAGCCTTCTTTTGGTTGTCCTGTGAAGGTAACAATCTTAGCTCCTCTTGTGCCAGCACTAACAAACTTACCACCAGCCCATAGTCGGCTATCAAAGGAAGTATTAATAGTATCCATATTTCCATAGGTATCTAGAGCCTCTAAAGTAACACCAGCAGTTGCAATAGGTGCTAGGTAGTTAGTATCAGTTTCACCCTCAGACCACTTTTTAGCTTGCCAGTTGTAAACCATCAATCTCTTGCGAGCAAATATGTCAGTAAACTGCCAAATCACTAGTTTTCTAATAACATCAACAGTAGCAGACATTTCATTCATTTTTGATTGGTCTACATTGCTAAAGAAGAATCTATCTACCTTTTCTGCTCCAATAGGACTTACTGTTTGACCATCGCAGATATAGAATCCATCATCAGACAAGAAGAAAGTTAAGTTACCGAACTGAGCAACAGAGTTAGCTTCATAGCATCCGATATTCTTAGCAATGGTGTCAAACTGGAAGAACAATGGCGCACCGACATAACTCATGCGAGATATGGCTTTTTCTAGCAATACAATGCCAAACTCTCCACCTGTAATGCCTCGGATGTCACCACCATCAGGAATAATCTGACTATCTGACTGGCTTAAGTCGCTAGGAGTCCAGTCTGTCTCATCATTAATATCTGACCAGTAAACAGTAGAAGGCGCACTAGAAGTATTCGCAGCTACCACAAAGTCTCGAATAACAGTCACAAACTTAGCAGTAGGAGCAGCAGCAGCCAAGTCAGCAAAAGCTGTAGAACTACCTAAGTCCCATGCCTGTAACTTTGCATTACCGTTAGCAGCAATTAACTTCTGACCAAACTGAGTAAAGTAAAAGCGATCAGCAGTTGTATATCCACCACTCTTAGAGACATCATCTAAGCTCAAGTCGCTAGAATCAAACTTAAATAATTTTGTTGTTCCAGCAGCAAATAGTGTAGTTGTTCCACCAAATTTAGTAGCAAAGACATTAGTCAAGGTTTCACTAGCAGAGCCAGATAAATCAACAGCATTAGGCAATGGAGCATAGCCAATAGCTTGAGGAACAACATTGTAAGCCTCTTGAATAGCACCAGTTATACCTGCTTGGTCTGGCATCCATTCGCCAAAATCTATTGTTGTAGCCATTGATTATTCCCTGTATTTTTATCTGTCCAAGTATTGTTTGATGTTGATGTCGGTGTCCATGAGCCTGATTCTACAGACTTATCTGTCCAATTATTAGAACTTACAGATACTGCTGTCCAAGTATTAGGAACTTCTGTTACATCAATCCATTCTTCACCATAAATATACCCAATCGCATTTGTTGAAGCTATTGCTGTAATTGATGAGTTACCTCTGTATATAGCCTGTGCATTACCTTGGATAGTTGCAATGGCATTAATACTAGAAGTAAATAGTTTTACTCTTGTTGCTGTAGCGCTTGTATTAGCTGTTGCGCTAACACTAGATGTTGAGAGCCTGATTCTTATAGCATTTGCAATAACTGTAGCGCTTGCAGATACAGAAGCATCAGCATTGGCAATTATCCCACCTAAACCAGTAGCAGTTGCTACCCCTGTTATAGATGCAGTAGAAAGCCTTACCCTTACAGCATTAGCAATTACTGAAGCATTTGCATTAACAGAGGCATTAGCACTAGCTAATATGCCACCTAGACCTGTTGCTGTAGCAGTGCCATTAACACTAGCACTACTAGATTGTATTCTTGTAGATGTTGCACTTACTGATGCACTTGAACTTACAGAGGCTG